AAATTGAGGCTCAGGTTTCCAAACGTTCCAACGTCCTTCCTCAATTCTCTCTACCATCATAGATGCATGATTCATATAGTTTAAATCATCAAATATTCCAGTGTGATTCATTATTTACTCCTTTATATCCTTTTGTTTGTTTCTAATGTAAAAAAGGACGCTTTTTAACGCCCTTTTCAACTATTTCATTTTCTTAAGCAATTCTACTGTATTTTCACTATCCTTACAGTATTGCACATATCTTTCTTCCATTTCACTCTCAAGATCAAAGTCAAGTTCACGATCAGCACCAGTTTCAGCAAGTTCTATCATAATCTGTTCTTGAAATGTGTTAATAAACTCTTCATATGTCATAACTCTCTCCTTATTTGATTATACAAGAAGAGAGCTTTGTTTTTAATTGTTTGTTTTGTTTAACCAAATAAAAAAAAGCATCTATCAAAAGTTTCAAGCTTACAGTGAGGATACGGATGCATTGCCTATGCCAAGCTAATTAAGTATGTGATAGATGCTTTTAATATAAAAAAAGCCCTCAAAAGAGGGCTTTTCTTTTATCCTACGGAATTAAAACCACACATAAATGCAGATTTTGATTCCTTAAGGACTTTTTTTACCTTGGAAGGAGATGCTTTTGTAGTCTTTAATGCTTTAGCTGTTATTCTTCCAAGTTTGATAAGATTCTTCATATTATTTCTCCTTTTTCGAAGTTTATTATCATACAAGAAGAGAGCTTTTAAGTTGTTGTTGTTAAAGTTTTAAAAGTTAATGGGGGTATTTTTCAACCCCCATTTATTAACTTGCTTTTTCCTCAATCAATTTATCTATTTCTTGGAATTTATCTATCATAGCTGGGGCATTTTCCATCATTGAATCAATGACAGTGCCTATATTTTCTCCAATGTTCGCTATCTGTTGCTTTTGAACATGCATTAGTGTTATGCTTATGAGGTTTCCAAACTGACCTGCTGTTAAGTCAGTTAGCTTTGTGTTTTTATCAAATGGAAGATCCATTTTGTTCTCCTTTAAAAGGTTAATTGTTATACAAGAAGAGAGCTTTTAGGGGGGCTTTTACACCCCCCAGTTGATTACCACGGCAATTCTTCTTTCTCTACAAGAACCTGTTCTTCAGCCTGAAATGTTTCCATAAACATCTCCTTTTCAGGCTCTGATAATTGATTCCAATATAATTCAGCAGGTGTTTCTTCAACAGGTTTATCATTATCTAAGATTCCCCAGAACTTTAATCCAACATAGAAAGATCCTAATGTAGTAAGGGTTAAAGTGATAAAGAATAATGATATACATATGTACATGATTGATTGCATAAGGTTGCTCCTTTCAAGGTTAGTACTCTTACATAGTGTAAGGATTATCATATATGAAGAGAGCTGTATATGCTTTACAATAAGGATGCTTGCATCCATGAAGATGGAACGAGATCAATCAACTCAACCAAGTTCAACCTACCCATCCTGATTGAATGGGGGGTAGTAACTAGGTAAACCTCCCACTCACATTCTACATCTACTTTTATAAGAGCTATGGAACTTTAAACCCTGTAAATCGTTGCATTATAGAGACTTAATGTATTACATTTAAAGCGAGTTATGAATAGGATGAAAGATAAAAAGATCATATTGGAACAATTTGATGCTATTACAGGTAAATGGGAGAAGGTAGAGCGTACTCAATCAGAATTTGATGCAATGAGATATGCTGAAGAGGTAGACTTTGAGATGCTTGACGCAGAATACGAGATAATACAGCGTTCGATTGAATTAGAACTAGGTATTAAGGATGATGAGAGTACGGATTAAGTTACTATTAACTTGAGTACACTTATAGTGTACAATTTACATGTAAAGAGGTAACTCTACACGTAAATAGGTACAAGTACTTGTAAAGGGAGAGAATATTGGAAGTAATCGAGAGATTATACCAGCGTAAAAAACGCAAGTTTAACATATACACCAAGGCTGAAGCAGATGCTGATCACTCTATGGGGTACTGTGATTGGAGAGATGCAGAAGAGGGTCTATGGTGTATTACTGATGATAATCATGTTATGGAGTGTCTATCTAGGAGTAGATATACGGATAAGAATGGAAATGTCAAGACATTCATTAAACTATCTGGGGGAGTTGGCTGGGTTAGTCCATCTTCTAAGATAAGCTTTGAAATAAATAAGGCATATGGTATATATAGCAAGACAAACCCTGCTCAAACATGGGATGAGCAAGAAATACGTTCAACTAGAGGTAAGAACACGATAAGTACCTTTGCCACCATGATGCTTAATGGGAATGTTGATTATAAAAAACTAGGGAACGTATATAGGCCAAAAGATAAGATCCCTGAAGCAACAGTTAGAAGATTTCTAAAAAATAAGAGGGTCAAGATGGAAGTTGAAAAGAAAGTTAGAGAAATACTAACGGATAAGTCCATTAATAAAGAATTTGCTGTAGATAACCTTATAAGAGCGTTGGATATGGCAGAACACAAGGGAGATGTAGGGAACTTCCTAAAAGCAAACGACCAGATAATGGATTTGCTTGAAATGAAGCCTAATAAGGCAATAACCACAGATACGGTAGAAATGATAGACACTAAAACGATATTAGACAAGATAACTCAAGAGGAAGAGAAAAAACTTGTCATGTCACGAAAGGAGGAGACCAATGAACGAAACAACTGAAGCAGAATCCATGCATAGGCAATTGGAAGTAGCTATAGCAGTATTGCACGTCATTGCCGTAATGGGAGAGATGGATTCCAAACAATGCTCTGAAATGGCACTAGATGCCTTAAGAGAAATGGAGACTTACGGAATGATGTACGACATGTTTGATCAATATGGCGATGATGTTTGAATTTTGCACCTTAATCGACAGAATTTGCCCATTTGGTAGCATGTATAGGGGTAAGCCTACTTGTGGGCTAAATAAGGGGAATATCTCAGATAATCAACTAGCTAATCTAAAGAAATGTCCAAAGAAGCCAAAAAAACAGAAATAAAACTCTTACAGAATAAGTTAAAGGAGAACATGATATTATTTGGCAGTATCATTAATACCAATATGTTTTCTGTTCCTTCACCTGCTTTTCATTACGAGATAGCAGATGTTCTGATGAATGATGATAATAAACAAGTAAATATCATCGCTCCGAGGGGGCACGCTAAATCTTCTATCGTTGGGGGAGTATATCCACTATATCATATTCTACATGGTGAGGGTGGTAAGTTAATTGTCTTAGTATCCAGAACTCAAGACCATGCTATTAAGTTATTGGGTACAATCAAGGATACATTGGATTATAGTCAGCAATTAAGAGCTATCTATGGATACTGGGGGCAACATAGTGCAAAAACTTGGTCTAAGTCAGAGATAGAGCTTAAAGATGGCACAATGATTATTTGCAAAGGAACAGGACAACAGTTACGTGGTATCAAGGTGGGAAGTCAAAGACCTACTTTGATTATTGTAGACGACCCTGAAGACGAGAATAATACCAAAACAGCAGAAGCTATGGAATCTAATCTTAGATGGTTGCTCCAGAGTGCTGTTCCATCTCTCGACCCTATCAAGGGTAAGATAGCTGTAATTGGAACACCACAGCACCAGAGATGCTTAGTGGAGATACTTAAAGAAATGGAGGGGTGGAACAATATGCATTTTGCCCCAGATATGGATAATAAGAAAGCTTTATGGGAAGAATGGCAACCTATAGAAAAATTACAAGCAAAAAAAAGAGAGCTGGAGTCCATAGCAAGAGTATCTGTCTTTTATAGGGAATATCTATGCCAGATTATAGGCGATGAAGACCAGTTGTTCAGTGAAAAGTATTTAAAGTACCATGATTACGATTATTCAATCGATGATGAAGGTCAACATTTTTTAACAGATGGGAAAGATAAACAAATTCCAGTTAATATATTTATGGGCGTAGACCCTGCATCCTCAATTCGCAAGACTGCTGACTATTCGGTGATCATGCCAATAGCAGTGGATAAAGAAAACAATAGGTACGTGTTACCTTACTACCGCAAACGTGCTACGCCCATGAAACTTGCTGAAAGCATTATCCAGTACTTTAAGATGTATAAGCCATCAAAGGTACGTATCGAGAGTGTTGGCTATCAGGAAATGTTACGAGAGTATATCAGGACGAGATGTGAAGAAGAAAACATCTTTATATCTGGCCTAGAGATCAAAGAGTCTCCAAGAACCTCTAAATCATCTAGATTAGAAACCATGGAGCCATATTTTGCTCAAGGAAAGATGTATATGAAAAAAGATATGCTTGAATTAAAGGATGAATTATTACTATATCCACGTGGTAAGCATGATGATCTACTGGATGGTATGTATTATGCGATGAAAGGTATATATAAACCTAGCCATGAAAAACAGGCACAGGCAAAAAGGGATAATAGTTTTAAAAGTAACTCCACTTCTTGGAAAGTTGCCTGATTACCACCCCTCGTACCACCCCCTGTACCACCCTAACTCTAAAAATAATGGAACTTAAAGTAATACTTTAACGTATAAGTGCTTGAGTGTGGTAATACTGCACTTAGTACTTATACATGCATACCAAATCAGAAAACGTCCAATTGACTCATGACCTATTGAGTGAATATTCTTCCGCTAGGGAGAACTGGGCTAAGCAAGCTGTAGAAGATAATGAGTTCAGAAATGGTAAGCAATGGACTGAAGAAGAAGCTACAGCACTAAAACAACGTTCACAGCAACCAATTGTCGTGAACGTTGTGTATTCAGCAGTAGAGCAAGCCAAGGCAATGCTCACTTCAAACAAGCCCAAGTTTCAATCGACTGGTAGAGAGACTAGTGACAATAGAGTAGGTAGAATGTTTAGTGATATTATGGCCTACGTATGGGACATCTCTAATGGCAACGTTGAATTAAAGACTGCTATTGACGATTACTATGTAAAAGGCATGGGTGTGCTGATGTCCTACGTAGACCCAGATGCAGACTTTGGGACTGGAGAAGTCAAGATAAGGTCTATAGATCCACTAGAAGTATTCATTGACCCCTCATCAAAAGACCCATTTTGTAGGGATGCGAATAATATAATTGTAGCCAAGGTAGTATCTGAAGATGTGTTATTAAAGGCATATCCTGATTATGCTGAGTTGATAGAGGAATGCCAAGAGACCTCCTATATCAATATCCCTACAGATTCAAGGCACGGAAGAGAGTCACAGCAGGTCACTTTAAAGAGGAACCTTGCAGGTACGAGCATCACAGGTGAACGTGAACTGGAATTGATGGAGCGTTACAGTAAAGTGTTCATGCCCTATTTCAAGGTATACGATCCCTATATAGATAAAATGGAAGTCCTTGCTCCAGAAGAGTACGAAGAATACAAGAATTCTCCTGCTGTATTATTAAATAATCCTCAAGGAGAGCAAATACTTACAGATAAAAAATCTGTAGCTGACTACATGAAGATACATGAAGAAATGGGTGACAAGTTTCATTTGATGGTAGACCCCAATACAGGTCAGCAAGTTCCAATGGCAGGGCCAGAGCATTTAGGATCAATACCTAATTCTACCACAACGATTGATATCATTACAAAAGAGCACTTGATAGAAGATGGTAAGATCATGAAGAACGATATTGAGATATGCCAGATCAAGCAATGTGTTTCTATTGGTGATAAGGAGCTATTTCAAGTAGTGCTCCCAATTGAAGAGTATCCAATTGTTCCTATAATGAATGGATGGAATAGAAATCCTTATCCTATGAGTGATGTTAGGTTGGTCAAGGGTTTACAAGAGTATATAAATAAGATCAGGTCTCTCATTATAGCACATGCATCCACTTCAACCAATACAAAGCTATTGATCCCTAGAGGAGCTATAAATAAAAAGCAATTAGAAGAAGACTGGGGAAAAGCAGGTACTGCTGTTATAGAGTTTGATCCTGAGCTTGGGACTCCAATTGTTGCTGGGCCTGTACCTCTACCAAATGAATTATATAAGAATGAAGCAGATGCTCGTAACGATATAGAAAGGATATTGGGAATCTATGCAATGATGCAAGGTGACTCAGGTGCATCACCCCAGACTTTTAAAGGCACAGTTGCAATGGATGAGTATGGTCAAAGAAGAATTAAATCCAAGCGTGATGATATTGAAGAGTCTATCAATCAATTAGCTAAAGTGGTAGTTGGCCTTATCCAGTATGTATATAAAGACGAAAAGGTCTTGAGGTTAATGCAACCTAACAATATGCCTAAAGAAATTGTGATGAATTCTCCGATATATGATGATGTTGGGAATTACATGGGCAAGGTTAATGATATTACAATAGGAAAGTATGATGTTATTGTTTTATCTGGTTCAACCTTACCATCTAATAGGTGGGCAAGATTTGAATACTACATGCAATTATTTGAAAAGGGATTGATTGACCAGATAGAAGTATTAAAACAAACTGACGTTGCTGATATGGAAGGAGTCCTACAGCGAGCTGGTCAAATGGAAAAGATGCAAGGTCAGATACAAGCTCAGACAGAAGAGATCAAGAAATTGAAGGGAGACCTGCAAACAGCACAAAGAGAGTCATTGCATGATCGCAAGCGTGTTGAGGTTAAAGAGTTTGAAAAGAAACTTGCTAAAGCAGAAGCCAAAGTTGAAATGGCACAAAAGTTATATACAACTAGACTGGGTGATGAATTAAAAATGGCAAAAGAGGAGATTGAGCCTATTGCCGATAATAAACAACGACAAATGAATGAAGAGTTGTTAAGCATAGAGGATGAATAAATGAGTTATCAAGAAAAAATGGAAGGATTACAGAGGAGAGCAGATATTGCATCTTCTAGGGCAAACCCAGAACGTAGACAAATGGCAAGGGATTCTATGAAGAATTTCTTTGGCAAGTTATTTAAGGGTGGCAATAAGAAAGCTAAAGGTGGTGGTAGGCAGTATTTTGGTTCTTCTCCTCTACAGCAGGCTATTGCTCAAAGAGAAGCTGGGATACTTACTCCGCAAGGAGCAGAGTTATTAAAAGGCATGGAGCAGAATCCTGATGAAATGGCTAGGCAGGAAGCTTTGATGGGACAAGGAAGGCACGGTGATTATGGTGTGAATAGAAAAGCAACCCCTTACTATACGGATGCTACAACAGAGCAATTATCTGGAGGCCAACAAGGCCCACCAAAAAGCATTGCTGGTAGTGATGGGCAATCAAATCCATCTGCAACTGTTCAAGCAGGAGATGTTGAAGGTACAGATCAAAGATTGATGCTAGATAGATTTATGGAAGATCCTTCAAAATTAAATGCAGAGGGCGTTAAGAGTATGCAGACAATGCTAAATAGTCTGGGTTTTAAAGATAAAAACGGAAAGATGCTACAAGTAGACGGAAAAATGGGGGCACTTACTGCCTCGGCTATGGAAAACTATAGAGGTCAATATGGGCAAGGTGCTAATGAACAAAGCGAACCTCTTGCACCAGAAAAAGTTGTAAGAGGGTTTAACCAAAATAATGTAGCAGGAGCTGAAGGAGGAGCATTTAGCCCTCAAAATCAATGGAACCCTTATGCAATGGAAACACAATCACAATGGGATATTGTAAATCAAGGCCATGGTGGTAAGGGTCAAGAAGCAGGATACTTTGATATTCAAAACACCATAGGGAATCCTGCTAATAGCCCAATAATGTGGGGAGAAAATGAATTGTCGGAGGCTACAAATCCACTTCAATATGATAGAGAATTAGGAGAAGTGTTACCCCCTTATAGATAAAAAAATTGAGGAAGCGGTTGCTGGTAATAACCAAATCGCAAAAAAGGAAGTAAAATGGAAACAGAACAAATATTGGAAGTACGCAATGCTGACCAACCATCGCAAGAGAATGCAGGAATTGCTGTAGAGCAGCCAGTCATTCAACAGGATGCAGTGCCACAGAATACTGTAGCACAGGAACCAATTGCGGAAACTAACGAGCAGGTCGCCTCGTCAAAAGACGACCAAACTCGTTTTGAGTACTGGCAGTCACAGGCAGATAAAGCCAAGAGTGAGTTGAATGTTCTTAGACAAGAGGTCGATTATTATCGCACCAATGAACAGAATACTGGACTCTCCAATGGACAAGCCCAAGCATACCCTGAACAAGGATTGCAAGAGCCTTCATTGAAGGAGCCTTCAGAACCTGAAAGACCCGTTAGTTACAACGAGATAGATGCTTATAGCGATCCTGATTCAGAATCGTTTAGGCATCGTTTAGCAAGAGATAAGTATCGAGATGATTATATGTCTTTTCTTAAGGATAAGGATCAGCACAGAGAACAACAGATGCAAGAAGCTTACGAACACGAAATGCAATCACAACGTGACAATATGATGAGAACACAAGCTCAAAGTCATGCAGTGAATTCATACGGCTGGGAAGCAAATAAAGCAGATGAATTTGTTCAATGGGCTAGTAATCCTGATAATCTGACTCTTGATAATCTTGCTAAACTGTTTGAACTAAGAAGCAATCCTAATCCAGTAGTGCAACAAAGAACACAGCAAATGCAAAATCAAGCAGAGCGTTTATCTGTACCAAAGACAGCCGTAGTGCAGTCTGGTACTGCTGAACAACCTCGCACCGATGAGCAATTGTTTAGTGATGCATTGTTGGGTAGGTAATTAACAACAAGACGATTGGAGTCACAAAATGGCAGCAACAGAAAAACAGCTATATAATGGCGGTGCGTCTTCTGTATTATATACAGATAGACGAGATTTCTACGTTGATCCACAGGTCACGTAAGAACTATGGACTGACGTAGCACCGTTTACGACTCTTATTTCAAACCGAGAAACTCGTGATGTGCCAGACCCTATTTTTAAAATGTTTGAGCATCGCAATCCTTGGGTGAAACAAGAGTTTTCAATAAACAAGGGAACCCCAGGAACTCTTCCTGATAACGATGTAGGTCTAGCTAGTCTTCCTATCGATGGACAGGTAGGACTACCTACTACTGCAGATTCATCCTACATAGGTTTACAGGTTGAGATATGGGATTCAACTAAAGCCACTAAAAAAGCTATTGCAGTTGTATCAGCAGTAGCAACTAATGGCGATATCACGTTGAAGCATCTAAAAGCAGGAACACAAGCTCTTGCTGATAACGATGTATGTATCGTAATTGGTAATGCACGTGGTGAAGGTTCCTCATCTCCAGATGCTTGGAGCGATGAGCTAACCACAGTGTGGAATTCTACTCAGATCTTCAAGACACCATTACAGGTAACTGGAACTCTAGAAGCTTCGGTTTTACGAGGAGAGTCTAGTGAGTTAGCAAGGTTACGTAAGATGAAAGGCCAAGAGCATAAGATGCAAAAAGAGAAAGCTTTTCTTTTTGGTAAAAGACTAGGTGGTACTGGTCTTTCAGGCACTGGCGATTCATTTGCTGACAATGGACGTACTGATGCAGATGGTAACCTAGTTCGTTCTACATATGGACTTATTCCTGCTATTGAGGAATATGGTGCATCAAGTGGAGACGATCAGAACATTTTCACATGTGCCAACAGTTATGCATACGCAGACTTTGTTGATGACATGGAAAAAGTGTTCCAGTATATACCCGAAACAGGCGTTAAGCGTGCATTCGTAGGTGCTGGTGCGTTAGGTTACTGGTCAAAGATGGATACGCAGACTGCTAATACCATGGGTAAGAACTCAGGTTGGACAGTTAATCTAGGCGACATGAAGAGAGATTCTCTTGGATTCAATTATAGAGTCCTTGAAACACCTCACGGAATGTTGCAGTTGATACCGACTCCAGCTTTAAGAGGGCCATACAACAAGTACATGGTTGTAGTAAGTGATGAAAATCTTTTTCATGCTCAGTATAGACCAATGGTCTATCAAGCAAACATCAAAACAGATAATGCTTTTGATGGTGTTAAAGATCAGTTCATGTCTGACGAAGGACTTGGGGTTCAGTTAGTTGAATCTCATCATCTTTTCAAGATAACTGCAACATAAGGTAGCTAATGGGGGGGCTTCGGCTCCCCCATACTTAGAATAATATGGCAACATTTAAAGAAAAATTTGAACAGTTAGTTGGAGATGTTAGTGTTTACCATTCACAAACAACTGATGCTGATATAACAGAATATTTAACACCAACAGCAAGTGAGGTACTGCAAATCATCCCTGACACTATTGCAATACGCCATACTGTAGATAACGAACAAACAAATGCTACTGGCTTTAATTCTAAAAATCATAGGGTGATTGGTATAATTAGAAATGGATTTGAAGCACAGGAAGTATCATTGGGATTAAAAACACAAATTGATGATTCTGATTCTATTCATTACAGAAGCGAAAGAACCCCTGTGTACTATTTTGATAACGGAACTGTCTTTGTCAAACCTGATCCTACTAGTAGTGCAAAAGCCCAAATAAAGACAATAGCGTATCCTACTGTGGCACACGGAGATACGAGCATTACAGGGTTCCCATCTACTGCTGAATACGCAGTAGTGCTTGGAGCTTGTGTAAAATTTTTACATGATGTTCTTAGTACAACACTACATACCAATGAAGATGTAGAAATGGCTCAATCAATTAAATTGCAGGCAGATAGTTTGAATGGGTTATACAGAGCAGAACTAG